TGACGGATGACAGAAGATAAACAAGTTAATGAATTAGCTTGGAAAACTAGAATACATTATGACAGCATGATTGACCGTGGCTTTACGGCTGGTCAAATAACTATCATGAACATAATGATTTCTATTAGTCAGTATTCACAAGAGAAAGGTCCAGGAGCTGCCATTGCTATGATGACAGCTTGCCTAAATGCTATTATGTCTGGAGGAGATGTTGATGTTACAAAGATTAGAGGATTTGAAGACATAATAGTTAGGAAAAAAGGAGGGATACCAGAAGAGGACGAGGAAGAAATTGAAATAGATTTTGATAGTGAAATGGATTTATCTTTTGGAAATGATACAGAAGAGCTAGATGAAAACATTAATGATGAAAATGTTATTCATGTAGATTTTGAAAGAGATTAAACTTCTATGACATACTCCCATTCAGAGTTAGTACGACGCTTCATGAAGAACACCAGGTTTTGGTCTTCATCAGCCATAGAATTTGTAAGGATAATTAATATGTTTATTGCGAGCGTTGCCAATAAGAGCCGACGCTCTGATCTTTTGTTTCCCATGATTTATTTTGAGAATCATCAAAGTTTACCAGCACTCCTAAGTGTTTTAAGGACTTACTTGTCGGGTAAGTTATCCCCTTACTCTGAAAAACTTTGGCAAGTTTCTTAATAGTCGAATACTTGACATCGGCTCCATTCTCGGCCCTTGAAATAGTCGAAGGGGAAACCCCAGATAAAGCACATAATTCTCTGGTCGATAACCTTAAAATATTTCGTGAAAATTTTAGTTGACGAGCGGTTATCATTTGTAGTATAAACTCCCATAGTTGTTTCACAAACGGAACAATATATAGCGTAAATAGAATAAAAAGTAAATTAGATAAATAAATTAATTAGCGAGGTATAAAATGAAAAATATAGCGAAAGGGATTGTGAGCGATTGGGATTCAAAGAACATTGATGACATTGCAAGTGATCCAAAACTTTTAAAAGATTTAACCGAACAAGGTAAATATTTTAAAGGCGTGTCTGAATTTTTCCGTAAATTAGAACATAAAGTATGCGACCGTAAATACGGGCAGCGTCTTATGGGTCATTTAGAATCGGAAAACAAAGACACAGGTAGTCACTCTTTTACAGAGGAAGGTTTTACTGTAAAAGGGGAATACCGAAAAGTTACAACATGGGAACCAACATTGTGGGAAGCACTGGAGAAATTACCTCCAGAAGTCGCAAAAAGCATTTCTGTTGTAACTGTTAAGATTCCCGAAAATAAGTATAAGGAATTGGAAACCCAATACCGCCTTATTGTCGATGAATCACGAACAGTCGAGGCAAAAGGACCTTATTATAGTATTAAGGTAGAGGAGTTGTCTCGTGACTAAAAAGGATATTGAAAATATCCTGACAGCGTTGGGGGAGGCATCCTTTACAGGTTTATTTAACTTTGTCGGTAAAAATAAAATGCAACGAATCGTTGAGGTTGTGCATTGCTTCGATAAAGATAAGTTTACGCCTGGTATAAGACTCCCCGCTGTTCGTATTACTATAGAGCCGTTGAGCGAAAGCGATACAGAATCAATAGATAATAGAAGAAAAAGTTTAATTAACTAATTAGAGAGGTAAAACTATGAAAATAATTAAAGCGTCAGAACGACAAAGAGAAGACAAAGGAGCTAAGATTGTCATAGCCGGTAAAGCCGGTGTTGGTAAGACTAGCCTTCTTTACACTCTCCCAGAAGAAGAGACCTTATTTATGGACTTTGAAGCGGGAGATTTAGCCCTTGAAAAGAATGGTGGGTGGAAAGGTGACACTATCCGTCCTAAAACTTGGCAAGAGGCTAGGGACTTTGCATGTTATTATGGAGGTCCTAACCCAAGTCTTGCAGATGATCAGCCTTATTCTCAGGCACACTACGATCATCTTGTAAAAGAATATGGCGATCCAACAGAAGCAACCAATAAATATACTACATTGTTTATTGATTCGATTACTGTTGCTGGTCGTTTATGTTTCCGTTGGTGTAAACAGCATCCGTAACAAGAATATTATTTTCGTCGGCATACTTGATGAATATCAAGACGAATTTAATAAGGCCGTTTATTCATTACAGATTGAAGGGTCTAAAACAGGTAGGGAATTACCAGGTATCGTTGATGAAATGATTACCATGCAAATCAATAAAGATGAGCAAGGTACAACATGGCGTGAATTTGTATGCCATACTGACAATGAATATGGTTTCCCTGCTAAAGATAGAAGTGGTTTACTTGATCCAACAGAACCTCCACATCTTGGTAAGTTATTACAAAAATTAATGCCTACCAAAGGTGGTACTGTAACTCAAAAATTTGACCACACAATTCCAAATCAACCAACCAAACAGAAAGAGGTAGCATAATGACTTTAGATTTTAATACAGCAGAAGAACAATTTGATGGAGTTTCATCAGATTTTTCACCAATTCCAGAAGGAACCATTGTTGATGTACTATTAACAATACGACCAGGAGGAGCAGGTCCAGAGGGAATACTAAAACAATCCCAAAGATCGGACGCTCAATACTTGGATTGTGAGTACACTGTAACTAATGGAGAATACGAAAGAAGAAAATTCTGGGGTAATCTTACAGTTGCAGGAGGAAGTCTTGATGATCAAGGTAATAGTAAAGCTGGTAATATTTCTAAAAGAACTATTCGTGCATTACTTGAATCTTGTTATAACATTGAGCCGAAGGATATGAGCGAACCAGCGAAAGCCGCACGCACATTATCAACTTACATGGATTTAAATGGTTTATACGCAAAAGTTGAAGTAGGTATAGAAACCTATAATGACAAAGATAACAATAAGTTATCAAGAGTCGTAACTCCAGCTATGCCGGAATATAAACAACCATTAGGTCCAGACGGAACAGTCAAAGCTAAGGTTTCAGCCGCTCCAATAGGTCAGGCTGACCAACAACCCTCCCCACAACCGGCAACGGATCAGTCTGCGGGCGGTAAACCTGCTTGGGCTTAGATAGAAGGTATAGGTCACCTTTATTAGCAGGTTTGTGGAGTACCTGTCTATCAGAAAACTCCACAATTCAAGGTAGTTTATAATGGATTTAAAGAGGAGAAGAGTCTGTGGGTTATGTACATATACTAGGAGTGTGCCTTTCATTTTATTTGATAATGCAGGTTTTAAGCCGGATGAAGTAGTCGGTTTTTATGGATGTAAAGCTGCTTTAGATGTAATGTCTAAATATAACAAGGAGAAAAGAAGAATGTCTTACGAAGATTTGGTTCCAGAAAGAAAAGCTGTAGATGACACTATCAAGGATTTGGCATCAGTATTAGAAGAGATAGGTTGGAATAATCCACTATCTTCTATTACTAAAGAACAAATACAAAAAATTATTATAACAACTCTTAACTCATATAGAGATCATCTCCATGAACATATTGGCGTTGAGGATAAAGTAGAAGATTTTCTCAATGTTAATGGTGTAGAGATACCAACAGAAAGAGGTAAAGTAACAGGCTCTGGGAAAAATAAAAAATATCATGAGCCTTTTGATGATGATATCCCATGGTAAAAGAAGAATTAGATTTTAATCCTCCTATCAATAATGGAGATGTTAGTGATGTTATTACTCCCTTTATAGATAAAGGTCTTATAGAGGCAAACAAGAGAGAGCCAAGAAGAAGATACTTAGGAGCATCTTCTTTAGGAGAACCGTGTAAGAGAAAATTACAGTATAGATATATGCAAACAGAGAAAGATGAAGGAAAAGATTTTAACGGAAAGACTTTAAGGATTTTCCAAGTTGGCCATAATTTTGAGGAACTTGGTGTTGCATGGCTTGTACAAGCAAATTTTAATGTTTTAACACATGACAAACAAGGAAGACAATTTGGCTTTGATACAGCCGATGGAGAGGTTCAAGGGCATGTTGATGGAATTATTACAGACGGTCCTGTAGCTTGGGAATACCCATTTCTATGGGAGTG